AACGCCCCTGCCTCAGCATTGGGGTCATAATGTCCTCGGTCAATCCGCTTCCAAATCCTTCAAATCCACCTTTTAATCCGGGCGGCGATGGAGTTATCCAAAACCCAAATGCTCAACATCTTGCCAACTTCATTGACGATGCTCACGATGCTGGCTACTTCGGCGGTGTAGATCCACTTACTATCGGCGTTGTCGGTCATACATTGGGCAATAACAACAATGCTAAATTGACTTTGGCTCAGATGAAGCAAGCATCAGCGATTCCTAATAAGTCATCTCAGTATCTCTATGAGCCTAGCGCCGTTAGTCCTGCTCAAACTCCTGCCAAAGTTATCTCAGACCACATCTCCAATACTGGCATTGCTCCAATTCCTGTCGCGCAGATTAAGCAGATGCAACAAACCCTTATGGATGCAAAACTTGATGGGCAATCTGGACTTTATACTCCACCTAACGCAAAAGTCGATGGTGTGTGGAACTCTGATTGGGCTAATGCCGCCTATCAGTACCAACAAGACCAAAAGAATCAACCTGGACTTGGCAATACTGGCGCACGAGATTTATTCGGTACGGTTTTCGGATCTTCGTTTTGGAGCCATGCGATTCCTTTTGTAACGAGCATCTTAAAAGCAATCCCCGGCGAAACCCTTAAATCTTTAGGTGATGTAGTTAAGCCGTTGATAAACGACTTTTATTACAACACTCGCGGAGTGAACATTGATCCGTCAAACTTGCCCGGAACGGAACTTGGTAACTATGTAGCAAATCTTGGAAACAAAATTGAAGGACAAGCGCAGACATCTAATTCGCAATTTGGCAAAGTGGACGACATTGGACATTCACTTCTTAATGTTGGCAACCTTGCTTTGATGTTTTCAGGTGTGGGCGATTTGGGTAGCGGAGCTTTGGATGCTGGTCGAGGAGCAATCGCGGCTGGAACTGAGGCAGGTGCTTCTAACGCTGCCAAAGCCCTTGTCACCAAAGTAGATCCGCTTACTCCTAAAGGACCGCTTAATTGGATTATGAACTCTGTTTTGCCCGATACCGGCTCAGGTTCACGATTTGCTTTTACGAAATGGCTTCGCAACTCTCCAAGTGCATCGCGTATCGCTCCCGGGCTAACTCCTGCTTTGGATAATGCAGCAACTGGCATCAAGAACGCTTATCAAGTCACGCGCAGAATCGCAGCAAGTCCTTACCGCCTTCCTATTGTCGGCGCGGCAGGAAAAATCGGAACAGACATTTCAACGGCTGGACTCAAGTTCGGTATTCAAGGACATCTTGATAATTGGATGGGCGATCCCAATGCTCCCGTTGCTTATCAACTCGATCACCTCAAGCCAATCTCAGGACTTTTGGGCGCTGCCTTAAATGGCGGCCAAATGCTTTTCCACGGGACTTCTTACACGGGCGATGGGCAGTTGTCGGGAGAAGTCGGCAAGACAATTAGCGATGCCATGAATCAACTCGCAGATACTCTTAACAAGATGGGCTATGCCTCAGATTGGGAGCGCGCAACTGGCTTGAGTATTCCTAAACTCATTGAAGAAGGTCAAAAAGCAGGGCTTAAAACTCCGGCGCTGACTTTGTATTCGCACATCATGGATCAAGCAAATCAATTCGCGGCTGAACACGCGGCTCAACCTTTGGTAGATCAAGCTCGCGCTGACGGGAGAATCCCCGAAGGCAACAACGATGCTGAGTTCCTTTTCCAACGCAACGAGGCAAGTGCTATTCGTCAAGATGCTCAAAAGATGAAAGATGCTCATACTTCGTACTTTGCCAAAACAGGACAATTTGATAAAGACATCCGCAATCAGATGTTAATTAGCCGTCAAGACCCAATGAGCATTTATAGCAAGGGCTTGATGAATAAGTTAAAGGCAGACGAGTTGTACCGAAACGGTGTAATTCCTCATGTAGATCAAAACGCTCTTGGCGGCAATTCAAAAGACGATACATCGTGGATGGCTCAGGGGCTTAATGATGCTCCTGCTGACGGCAGAACAACCGTCATGTCATCTGATGAAGTTAAAGCCGCAACCGAAGATGCAGCGAAGCCTTTGTCAAAATCACAACTTATTCAAATCCAACGCTTGATGAAGTCAAAGGGAATCGCAGAACGCGATGCTCGATTGAAATACATTTCTGATTTCATCCAAAGAGATGTTAAATCAACCAACGATTTAACCAAGGGCGAAGCAGGGCGACTTATTAAAAAAATGTCGCCAACCCAATACACCGTAACTGATGCCCAAAATGCCGCACTTGCCGATAAGCCGATTATTGGTCGCATCGGATTTCAGCGTAACGAGTTGCCTACCGCTAATGATGCTGAGGCGAAAGCGATGGAGTTCGCTCAAGAACTTCAAGGCGCAAAACCCGGCTACTTTGCTCCTAAGACCGTTCAAGACTTGCTTGAATCATCTGACGGAACTGAATTTGGCGCTCTTGAAAAAGACAAAGCGAAGATTCCTAAGTCGCACTTGCCTGAAAACGAAACTTCTGCCGAAACCGCTTTGCGCGCAAAGGTATTAGACTTCTTGGGGCATGAATTGGGACGCGACACATCAAACATGAAATTCGTCCATACTCAAGATTTGATTAAGTTGATCGCTGAGAAGGCGAAGTATTTGGCTGGTGACTTAAAGATTGCCGAAGATGCTCACCCTGAACTTCTCAAAACGATTGAGGATGGCAAAGCCCTTGGCTACAAGCCAGTTGTCGGACATGACATTGGACTTCAACTTCATCACTTGCCGATTGACTATGAAAAGATGGGCGCAACTCTTAACGATTTGTCGCGTGGCTTAGACAAGATAGGAGTGAACTTTAAGCCTATGAGCGATGAAGCATCTCTATCCTCAATCGCGGCTAAGAACAAGATGCAAGATGTCGTAGATAGCATCAAGGCAACTCGACCTGCCGACATCCCTACATGGGCAACGGCTGATCGCTTAATGAATTACGCGCAGAGTGTTATTAAGAAAGAAATTCCTACTTTTGCCAACGCTGCCATCGGAGTATCTGCTTCTCGTCTTGGCAAACTCCTTACTTTGCGCGGATTAAATCTTGCTAAAGGTGGCGCATGGAAAGATGAACTTCAATCGCTTATTGAAAAGGGCGGTTGGGATGATGCTGACGGAGTTCATTATCCGGTTCAAAACATGACCGATGCCAAGAATGTTCTCAAGAAAATTCTTACTCAAGACTCCTCGCCTCAGACTTGGCTTCGCAACGAGTTCATAAATGCCATGACCGCTAAAGGAAATAGTCGTGGCTTGGTTGAAAACAAGTTTGGCGATGAAGTCGAACCTGTCGGCATGAGTACCAAAGATGCCTCAGACCTTTGGTATGCCATGCAAAAAGGACTTCGCAACGCACCTGCTTATCAAGGTGGTTTTAATCCTTTGAGCAAGATGATGAAATCTACCTTTGGGGCGGCCAATCTGCCTTTGCAGATCAATGGTCGCCGTGTGCTTGACCTTACCGGCCCGATTCAGGATAAGTTGATTCAAGCTCGCTACCTTTACTCGCCTCGTCAGGCGTATTTGCGCGTTGTCAAATCTGCCCTCAAAGGTGTCAATGAGAACATGCCTGTCAGTTTCAACCCTGATGCATCTTTCAAGGAATTGCCACAAGTCATGCAGGACAACGCAAACGCTTTGGCAGACAAACTCTATGGCAAAAGCCAAATTGATTTTAACGCTCCTGAAACACGCGAATTTGCCTCTGCCGATTACTTCAACATTTTTAACCCTCGCGCAACGCTGGCTCGCACAATTCACTATGTTCAACAGAACATCATGGATGAAAAGTACGCCAAGGCATCTCTCAATCCTTTACCTGCCGACCTTAAACTCAAAGTGGAAACTCCTCACGATGGAGTTGTAGAAACTAAACCAATTTGGGATCCAATCAAGCAACTTGCAGAAACCAAGACTCAATCAAACGATAATTACAAGGTTTCTTTCGTTGATAAAGAAACTAACAAAGAAGTCGGCAAGTTATTGTGGAACAAAGACGATGGCATTATCCAAAGCGTTCGCGTAGATCCTAAGTTTCAAGGAAAAGGCGTTGCGAAAGCGATGATGGCAAATGCCCTCAAGACTGCCTCCGAGAACAACCTTCAACCACCTATCCACTCTACTTTGCTTACCGCAGATGGAAAGGCATGGAAAGAAGCTCTTGGCAAGAACGAACTTTTCAATTTTACGCCGGCTGACGAAAAGGCTCTCAAATCTCGCGTTGATGCCATCAACAATTATGGGGATCGCTCGGCGGCTGAAAAGACTCTCAACGGATTCTTTTTCCCGTTCTCATTTGAAAAGACCGTTGTACGCGAACTTGGCGCACACCTTTTGGACAACCCTTCAACTCGCCTGCTTACTGCCGCCGCAATCCATGTCTATAACTCAAGCGATGGACAGAAAATGGATAAATGGCTTCAAAACAATGTTCCGCTATGGAAGGAAGCCGAAAAGTTCAACCCTTTCTATCATGGCGAAGGTTTGGGTCAATTTGGTGGTATCAATCGCGTTCCCGAAGGCATTATCGGCAAAGCGCTTTATGGCAACGCCACGATCCCCGATTTTTCTAAAGTCTCCGATGCCGAAAAACTTAACCTTTTTGTTCACATGCTTGCTCCCAAGCCAATAACGAGTCAGGCTTCCGTTGGAGCTATGGTGAACTTGATTCCTGCCGTCAAAGACCTCAACAACATTTTCGTAGGCGCAGACCCTAACGGCAAGAAACCTACTCAATGGGGTGGCGAAGTATGGGCAAGTGCTAGAGATTTGGCGCATCAAGCCAATGCCGCAATCCATAAGATTGCTCAACAACCCGAGGCGCATTGGCAGACTCAGGGCTACCAGCCTTATGACCTTCAACAGACAAATGCTTGGAATCAACGCTCTCAATACATCACCGCGCTTACTCCTGCTTTGGCGGCTAATGCTTCGGGAAGCGATTACCTTTTCCCTGCCGATACCCCAAAGGTCGGTGGACTCAAGATAACTCGATCTAACATTAATACGCTGGTGAATTACCTTTATCCAAAGTGGAATCCAAACCTTGCCTCATACGCACTTGCCCGAGATACCGCTTCCAAGAACGAACGCCTAAACATTCAAAATGAACTTGCTAAGACAACCAATCCTCAATTATTAGCCGCCTATGACAATTTCACGACCTCTAGCGATAGAATCCAAACACAAATTACCAAAGACTCTTTAGATCCTACTTTTGACCCTAGCCAAGTTGCAGTAGCGATGGATCAAATGAGGCAGTTAGCGGCTTACTTGGCGGCTAATGACCCTACCTTTATGGCGTTTTACAATAAGTATTACGCTTCCAAATACGGACCATTGAAGGGATTGTGACATGTCAGGCACTAATGTCATAGCACCGGTTGTAATTGGTGGTGGTAGCACTTCTAAGAAAGACCCTACTGGATGGGCTGGCGCTCAATCTGATCTCATTGACACCACAGGACTCGGTATCCCTGGTATTTCAGGTATGCAGACTTATGGCGCTTTGCTCCAAGCCATTGAAGCGGATGCGACTAAAGCAGTAGCAGGTGGAAGCCTTTGGTCTAATTTCAAGCAGATAATTCGTCAAAAAGGTAGTGGTTATTCAAGTGCTGCCCTTAACTCGCCTAAGTATGTTCCCCATGACGACATCGCCCTTAAAACCCTCCTTACTTCTTGGCACAACACAAACTCGACTTTGACGGCTGGCAAAAGTCAGCCTTATTCGGCGCAAGCCCTTATGCAAGATGGGGTTACTAACGCCAAGAACGGAACGCCTCAGAACTCAATCGCGCACAATCCTCTTAGCACTCAATCTGCCGCAACCGAATCTCAACAAGTCCAAGACATCTTAGATAACTATGTTGCCCCACGCGCAAAGGCTATGGGTTCTAGTGCCACTCCTGCTCAACTTCAAGCAATCGCTCAAAAGGCTTGGTCTGACGGCACTTACGCGCAACCTAATGTCATTGACAAAGAGATTTTAGATAACACGAATGTTCCTAGCACCATCGCCCAAGACCAAACCACAAATCCCGAGGGTGGCGCTATCGGCTCCACCGCCGATCAAATGAAAACAATCGCTCACAATTACGGGATTCCTGTTCCTCAAGATCCCAACCAATTTGCCTCTTTTGTTAAAGATGCCGTTGGCCCGGGCGGTTCAGTTGATAAATTCACCGAGTACGCCAAGGCACAAGCTCTCAACCTCTATCCTTGGATGAAAGGCTTTTTGACGGGTGGAGATGGTTCTACTGGAACCGGTGGAACGGTGGCTGGTTACCTTCAACCTTATACGACCAACATAGCCTCAACGCTTGGGATCCCTTCTACCTCAATCGATTGGACTGACCCTAAATGGCAATCTGTCGTTGCTACCAAGGGACCGGATGGAGTTTCAGTACCTCAAACCTTAGATCAAGCAATTCAGACCGTTAAAACCGATCCTCGGTTCGGTTATGCTCAATCCGTCAATGGAATCAACGATGCGGCGCAAACTGTTCAAGGTCTAAAGTCAGCGATGGGACTCTAAGATGGCAAAGACTCTTACTAATGGCATGGGTGGTCCCAAGGACACCTCTAACTATGCTGGCGGTCCTGCTCCTGTTCGCATCGGCACAGATGTTTCCACCGCGGAAACAAACCCTATGGGCGGTCCCGTAGATGCCTCTAAGTTCCTCAACACTCCATCAAATGAGTCTGTTGCCGATGCAACGATTTCTCCTGTCGGCGGTGGCAAAGTAGTCCCTACCCCTGTTGGTGGTGCAGGAACAAACCCACCTCCGCCTCCTAATACTGGCGCAACTGCCACAAATGCCAACCAAGTAATTTCAGATTGGCTTACATCGATTGGGCTTGGCTCTATCGCTCCTCAAGTTTTCGCATGGTCGGCAAAGGGTTATTCTCCTGCCGTTCTTTTGAGCATGATTAAGTCAGACCCCTCAACGGCTCCTGCCTATCAAGCGAGATTCCCTGCTTTGGCGCAACTTCAAAAGACCAACCCTGCTATGACCGAAGGTGATTACATCGCCAAGGAGAACGCAGATCGGGGTTTGCTCTATCAGTATCTCGGACCTGCTGCGAAAGCCTTTGATAACACCAATTCTCTTGGCAACATTATGACTCAACTTATTGGCACCAACGAACTTCAATCCCGCCTACAAGCAATCCATGATGAAGCCAATGCCTCTGCCGACACAAAGGCGTGGATGAAGAACACCTACGGACTGAGCGACCAAGATGTTGCTGCGGCGTGGCTTGACCCTAAATTGACGGCAGACCAAGTTGCCCTACGCGATACCGCTTCTCAAATCGGTGGAGCAGGAGTTACTTCGGGATTTGGAACTTTGACTCAAGCCCAAGCAGAGGCTTTGGCGCAAAATGGGGTTACTCAATCTCAAGCCCAAAACACTTTTGCCAAGATTGGAAACTACGGACAACTTGAGCAGACCCTTCCAGGCAACGACTCAGGCTCTATCTCCCAAGATGACCTTCTCAATGGAGCCTTCAATGGTGGGGCTGCTGGCGCAGAACTTAGCCAACTTCAAGGCGCTCGCGTAGCCCAATTCCAAGAAGGCGGCGGGATGCAGGCTGATTCATCCGGCGTTACAGGGGATCGATCCGCCGCAACGCTTTAGTTTCACATGGAACATTCTTGACATTTAATCGATAGAAGTCTAAATTTCCTTTTGCTAGGGGAGAGCTTATGGCCCCCGCTTAGGTTAGTCCGAACGAAACCGAGGCTTGAATAGCACATCGAACGAAGCGGATGTGTTGGGAATTGGTTATCCCGATGCATGGGGTGAATAGAACCCAAAAAAAACCAAAAATCATTCAACCCTGCCGACCTGCCACTCCTGGTAAGCGTCGTGATACAGAAATGGAGATAGAAAAATGGCTGACGACTTAGACACAGATGATGAACTCGAACTAAATGAAGGTTCTGAACAATCCGGTAGCGGTGGACGAGAACACCAACGCAAAATTGAAAAAGAGAACAAGCGCCTTCGGGACGAAGCAGCACAGGCAAATGCCAAAGCCGCAGAAGCCGAAGCAATTAAGCGCGAAAATCTCTTTCTCAAAGCAGGTGTTACCAACATCGATTCAGGGGTTGGGCAACTTCTTTACAAGGGTTACGAAGGAGAACTGACGGTGGAAGCGATTAGGGCTGCTGCGAGCGAAGTGAATTTGATTCCTACCTCACAACAACCTGATGTCGCGGAAGAATTGGACGCTATCGCATCAACGCGACAAGTCTCCCAATCCGCAGCCGGGTCGGGTACTCCTGATGCAGTTACTCAGATTAAGCAAAAAGGCTTAACTAGGGAACAGATCATCGAAATTGCAGTCAAAAACGGTAGCCGTATTTCTGATGAAACCCCTGGACCAATAGTTTCGTTGGTCTAACTTCTATCATTAGAAAGTTGGTGAACTAAATGGCAGTAACACTCTCAACTACTCTTTCCGTCAATAAGGCGGCATACGAGCAGTTGGCATACCTCGCGCTTCGTCCGAACTTGGTTTTTGACCGTTACGCAACGGTTCGTAGCCACAACCTTGGCCCTGTCAAGGGTACTTCGGTAGCCTTCACAATCAACAATGACCTCGCAGAAGCGACTACTCCACTCACAGAAAATGTGGACATCACTCCTGCCTCAATGTCTGACTCGCAGGTAACAGTCCCTCTCTACATGTACGGTAACGCTATCCAGCTCACCGCAGTAGCAGAGCAGACCGCTTTCTACGAGTTGAACCCTCTCGCCGCAGATGAAATCGGTTTCAACGCCGGAGCATCGATTGACACAGTTGCCGCGAATGTTATGACTGGTGGAACACAGGTCGCTTACTCAAACGGTAAGACATCTCGTGTTTCTCTCACCAAGACTGACATTCTTGCGGGTAACGACATTCGCGCATCTCGCGCGGCTCTCGTTCGCCAGCATGTCAAGAAGTGGGATAACGCCTTTGCAGGTCTTATCTATCCCGATGTCGTTTACGACATCATGGGAACCACAGGCGGTTCCGGTTGGCTCGATCCACATGTCTATGGTGTGAACCAATCAGGCATTTGGGACGGCACAATCGGTAACTTCCAAAATGTCAATTTCCAAGAGGTAGATCGCGCATCCCTCTTGTTCTCTGACGCTGCTGCTGGCGTATCTTGTACGGCTCAGGCAGTTGCAGGTAACACCGCAACCCTCACCATGACTGCTCATGGCTTGAAGGTCGGTAACACATTCACCCTCGCTGGCGGTACTGCTACTTCCGGTACAGGTTCAACCTCTCAGGTTGGATTCAATGCTCAGTTCATCGTTCTTACGGTTGTTGATGCCAACACCGTTACGGTGGACATCACAGGTAAGACGGCTACTTGTACCGCAGGTACAACGACCCTTACTTGTAAGAGCGTGGATGTCTATGCAACCCTCGTTTTGGGTCAGCAAGCAGTCGCAAAGGCTTTCACCACAGGTGGCGGTTATAGCGACATGCCTCAGATCGTAGATGTTCCTGTCACCGACAAGTTGAAGTTGGTAACAGGCGTAGGCTGGAAGCACTTTGTCGGTTACGGCATCTTGCGTCAGGCTGCGATCTACCGCATCGAGTCCGGCGCGACTCTCGGTATCTAAGATCACTCAAGGGAAGGAGGGGTAATCGTGGTTCACACTTTCACCCCTCCTACCCGTACTTTCGCTCCAACAATCCTTCCTGACGATGATGAAGTAGGCGATCAATCGCCTGCGATGTTTTTTAGGCCGGCGATTCCAGTAGGGGTCAATGTTTGGCTTTGGACGGATAACTCAGTTCAGGAAGTCCAACCTCCGCTTCAAGATGCTCGCCTTAATGCCGATGGCACTATTACCCCAGGTTACAAAAAAGTGTGGTACGGAGGCCGGACAAACATCATTTCTGACGAGGATTACCAAACACTTCTTACGGCAGGTTACGGCCCTTATCTCACTTAGGCTGGTAGATTTCGTTCATCGAAAGGACGATCATGGCACTTACACCGAATCGCATTGAGTCCTCAGCGAATTGGACGACTCAAAATACTGTTTTGGCAAAAGGCGAAATCGGGTTTGCCTTTGATACCGGAGTTTACAAAATTGGTGACGGCGTTCGTGGTTGGAATACCCTTCCTATTGCTGATACCTCAGTGGTTCAAGGATCTCCTTTTGGCAACTTTTCGATCACCGGACTTCTCTATGAGTCTTATCAAGCCAACATCACCGCGTATGCGGGTGGTGGACAGACAAACGCTTTCCAACTTACTTGTGAAGTCAATCTCATTACCACCGTTGCTACGGCTGGCGATTCAGTCAAACTTCCGCCTGCGATCCAAGGCCTTACCATCGTAGTAGTCAATAAGGGCGCAAACCCTATGCAGGTATTTGGTTCAGGCACAGACACAATCGATGATGCTGCAAGTGCTACGGGTGTTACACAGATGCAATGGTCGGAAGTAATTTACTCGTGCGGAACAAACGGCAAATGGTATGCCAATGGACTTGGAAGTGGTTTTGCTGGAGCTTTCCCTACTCTTGGCTCAACCGATAACATCACCGCGTCTGCTACTCAGACCCAAGTTGCTGGAACGCCTCTTGTTACTCCGCTTAACCGCGTAGTCACAGTCGCCTCTGCTGGTAACGCAGTAACACTTCCTGTTTCTAAGTCAGGCATGGTTATTACCGTTACCAATGCTCACGCAACTAACTCGATTCAGGTCTTTCCTGGTCTTGGAGATGCAATCAATGCGCTTGGTGCGAACGCCGCATACTCTGTTGCCGCCACTAAGACAGTTCAACTTGTCTGTAATTCAGCAGGACAATGGCACACGCTTCTATCAGCATAAGGAGTCACAATGCCTACCTATCTGTACGAGTGTGAAGTCGAAGGTCGATTTGAGATTTTCCAATCGATGAAAGACAATGCTTTGACGACTTGCCCTGATTGTGATGCACCCGTCAAGAAAATCTTTCTTCCTCCTATGCTCGGGGCTGGTACTGGCGGTTTGGGCGGGAAAGTTAAAGATTCTGATTTCTCGCGCAACCTTGAAGCAAGAATCGAAAAAGATCGTCCGGCGTATAAGGCGCTTAAAGATCAAGGTTTTATGCCGGGTCGAATGATGGGCGCACACCGTTTAATGACCGAAGCAAAGACTCAACTTGAGATTGAAACAGGTCGAGTTATGCCCGGGACAAAAGGACAGATTGAATCTTTGGTTAATCAACTTGCCGAAGGTGGCATGAACATTCTCAAAAAAGACATGAAAACCGGAAAGCGCAACGAACCCATTAAGCCGATTTCCTCTGAACCTGCCGCAATCGCAAGTGACAAGGTGGCTTCATAATGGCATTTACAATCGGGCAAGATTGGATTGAAGATACTCGTACGCATCTTCAAGGTTCTTATGTCGAGCGCCGAAATACTTTGGCTTCCAACTACACCGCAGGTAGCGGATCACTTACTTTGACTTATGCAGATGCTCAAATAGTCCAAGGATCTATGCTTTCTATTGGGCTTAATAACTTTTATGTTATGTCTTTTAACAATTCCACACTCGTAGCAATCGTTATCGGCGGTCAAAGTGGCTCAACAGATGCAAATGCGAGCGCCGGAGCGCTGGTTAGAGTCAATCCTCAATTTACCGATTGGGACATTTGGAAAGCTCTTGGAGCAGATTTAGCAGACCTTTCCTCGCCTCTCAACGGTCTTTATTCAATGCAATACACCGACTTCAACTATCAATCCAACATCGTTCAGTACGATCTTGGTTCTGCTGCTGCCATCTCTCTTATTGAAATCTATCAACTTCGACATCTTACCCCGGGCAGTTTTAAGGATTTTGATTCGATCCCTAAAGAATCTTGGCAACTAATACTTGGCGCTTATACAGGCGACATTCCAAACGGCATAGGTGTATCGATTAACAACCCTTACAAACTTTTCCCATCTTACAAAGTCAGAGCGTTTTGGAAATCAGCATTTACTTTGCCGACTGACCCAACTCAAAACCTTTCGACTTCACTTGTTCCGGCAACTGCTTACGACTTGCCTCCAATCGGTGCAGCAATTCACATCATGGCCGGGCGCGAGATTATGCGTAACTCACCTCAACAACAAGATTATCGCCGCGCTACGGAAGTGCCAGCCGGAGCAGTCGCGGCATCGCCAAACAACCTCAAGCAGATTCGCCAAGCGCGTATTGATGCCGAAGCCGCCCGACTTCAAAACATGTACCCTCCGTATAGGGATTAAAAATGACAGTCGTAGCGAACTCTCGGCGCTTATTTCATACACCGTTCCATCAACCTTTTTATTCAGGCGCAGGAACTACATCACTTGTTCCAAGCGCTTACCCTGTCGCTATTGATGGACACCCTTATCATGTCGTCTATGACCCTGATGCCATTGGCGTTTGGGGAGTTCGCTTCAAGGACAATGCCCTTCCTTTCCTGCGCGCACAAGCCGATCAATCCAACACACCCGGCGAACAATCGGTTAGCCCTGAGCAACTTTGGCGCAGGTCGCAAGAAAATTGGCTTTCAGGTTCGGGTCAGCTCATGCTTGATCGCAAAGGAAATTCCAATTCCGCCTTTAATTCGATTGACAATCGCTTCTATCAATCCAAAGGCATCAACCCTTGGAACGCTTATCAAATTTCACTTCTCAATGACACATCAATCAAGAAAGGTTCTAGCAACACAGGACTTCAAATGCTTGTTTGCGGAACTTCGGTTTATGTCCTAGATGGCGGAACTCTCTTTGTTTCCTCAGATGCGAATTTGGCTACATGGACACAAGTAACTGGTCTTGCCGGAACTATTAACTCGATAGCAACCGATGGAACTACGGTCTATGTAGGTACTTCAATAACTCTTTACACAGTCACCGGAACGGTTGCTACTGCTTATCTGACTGCAAATTCACCAGTCAGCCTTGTCGCCTTCGTCAAGGGCAGAATAATGATTGCCAACGGAACTAGCATCTACAACCCTACGGGAGCATTTGGTTCGGGCGCTATCGGCTCTGCTCTAATGACAAAGTTCACGGGTTGGAATTGGGTGGGATTCGCTGGCGGTCAGACTCAGATTTATGCAGCAGGGTATTCGGGCAATCAATCGATTATCTACCGAATTGGTATCTTGACGGACGGAACGGCTTTATCTCCTGCGATTGTGGCCGGTGAACTTCCTAGCGGTGAAGTAGTGCGTTCAATAGCCACTTATCAAGGATTTGTGGTTCTTGGCTCCGACAAAGGAGTTCGCTTCTGTAATGTCAATTCAGACGGATCTTTGACTATCGGCGGTTTAATTCCTACTCCTAACCCTGTCTATTGTTTTGAGGCTCAAGATCGATTCGTTTGGTATGGACTTACCAACTATGACTCAAATTCAACTGGTCTAGGGCGCATGGATCTATCAACTTTCACCGCCACCCTCGTTCCTGCCTACGCCTCAGACCTTATGGCTTCTAACCCCGTTTCAGCCGTTCAAGGAGCCGTCAGATCGGTTGCCACATGGAATAACTTGCGAATCTTTACAGTCGATGGCTTTGGGCTTTATGTCGAATCTTCCAATACCCCTGTCGCTTCCGGCACTTTGTACCCGGGCAACATCAACTATGGAATTTCTGACGCTAAAGTTGCAGTTGAAGTTGCGCTTAAACATCAGCCTCTTAGTGGCACAATTTCAGTATTTTTGCAGACTGACAACGGTTCCTACATTCCTATCGGAGTATCAAGCCAAGCCGGAAGTTCTGCCCCATCTAACAATTTCTCAGCCAACCAGTCGCGTGGCTACCAGTATTCCCTCGCCATTACCTTGACCCCAAGTAACAATGTTTCCCCAATTTTGACTCGTTGGACACTCATGGTCTATCCAGCTCCTAGCCGTTCTAATCAGCACATGGTTCCACTCTCCCTCAAACCTTCTCAATACGAAGGCAGAATTGGGCAATCTTGGGATGTTGTAGCCGAACTTGCACACCTCGAAGGACTCTTAAAATCCCAAAATGTCGTGACCTATCAACGCGGGAACCAGTTTATTCAGGTGGTAATGTACGACAAGCAGTTTGTCGTTCTTGGATTAACCTCAAACGGTGATCCATACGGCATTTTCGTAGCGTATTTGAACGAGATCACTCTCTAAGGGGCGATGATGGGCAATCCAACAGGATTACGCGACTACAAAGGCGCTGCGGCTGCAACGACCTTAGTAGGTTCTTTGACTAATTCTGCGACCTCTTTTGCCATCGTCAATGCTAATGGTTGGCCTTCCGGCGCTAACGGTAACTTTACGATTGTCGTGGACATCGGCACTTCCTCTGAGGAAGCGATGCTCTGTACCTCGCAAGTCGGTGGAGTTATTACAGTTCTTACTCGAGGCTATGACGGCACATCTGCGGTATCTCACCAACCAGGAGCGAGCGTTCTCCACGCTCCCGTTGCTATTGATCTAGCCGAAGCCAACACCATCGCTAATTTTGCAGTTGCGCCTTCCAAGACCACGCCTATTGATGCCGACATGGTTCCCGGCGCAGACTCGGCTTCATCCAACGCAACCGTTAGATTTACTTGGGCGAACATCAAGGCGTTTCTCAAGACTTATTTTGATGGTTACTACAAATTCGCGGTAGCGACAATCAACTCTTCTGTCGCGGTTGCCGCAAATTCAGAAAATTATGTTCTTACAAATAACGGTGCTTACACCCTTACTTTCCCTGCCACGCCTAATGTCGGCGATGAAATTCGAGTTATTGATGCTGGCGGTAACGCTTTTAACAATAACATCACTTGTAACTTTGCTGGACTCAAATTTCAAGGCGCGGTAAATAACCTTATTATTGACATCAACCGAGGAACTGCTTACCTCAAGTATTCAGGTGCGACAGATGGATGGGAGATTGTCTAATGGCTGGAACAGTTAAACTTTCGCAATTAGGAGCATCAGGCGCACCTGCTCCTGCCCAATCCATTTTACTCAATGTAACTCAAACCTCAGTATCTAGCGGTTCCATAACTCAAGCCATTCCCGCAGGTACTTATTCAGTAGTTTCAGATTACCCATGCCAACTGACAATTAACTCAGTGAATTATCAAATTCTCGGTGGTTCAACTCCTACAATTATTACAGTCGCTTCTTCTGCCACCTCGTATTCTGTAATCAATCTTTCTTTGGGACTTGCCTTTACAACTAAGACTGCGCCCGCAAACCTTGTCTTTATTGCCTTTGGTAACGGTGTCTTTTCCGCTTTAGTATCGGGTGCTTCGGCAACTTCCTATACCTCACCTGACGGAATAACTTGGACTGCCAGAACAATGCCATCATCTCAAACTTGGTCGGCAATTATCTATGCAGGTTCTCAATTCGTTGCGCTCGCTTCGGGTGCGGCTATTGCGGCGACATCCCCCGATGGTATTACTTGGACATCTCGAACATTGCCATCATCAACTGCTTGGTGCGCGATTGCCTATAACGGAACCAACTATTGTGCTATTTCCTCAACTTCTGGAACAGTAGCCGCGACATCTCCTGATGGAGTTACTTGGACGGCAAGAACCCTTCCAACTTCTCAAGTATGGACGGGCATCGCATGGCTCGCTTCGGCTGGCGTATTTGTTGCCTGCTCTAATGCTGGGACTTCATGGGCATCAAGTCCTGATGGAGTTACTTGGACTACAAGAACTTCCGCGATTGCTGGTTTGGCAACAACTTCGTATCAACCAATCGTTTCAGGTAACTCAATTTTTGTAGCAGCAACTTCAACTCTTAGCACTCCTGTTCAGACCTCAACCGATGGAATTAACTGGACGGCAAGAGCAATACCGGCTTCTAATGGTAATTTTAGTGGCACTTCTGGCTTAAATTTTATCAACGGTCAATTTATGTTTGCCGCGAGTTTAGTGGGCGCAAATGTTGGAACAACTTATTATTTAGTTACTTCGCCCGATGGAATTAACTGGACATCAAGGGTAATTACTTTCGCACAATTTGCTGTGTTGTCTAATACTAATGCCACCGCATCTTCAACTAACGCAGTTTGGGTGGGCGGAACGACTCTTCTCGAAGCCCCACTTCTGCCCAATCCAATCGGGATTTACGGCCAGCCAGTAGTAACGATTTAAGGAGTAACAATGCATACTGAAATTGATTCCATAACATTTGCGGTAAGCATTTTTGCCGATGGTGAAATTGCCCCACTTATTTTTCAACCAACCCATCCCGATAACACACCATTTACTTCCGTAGAAGATGCCCAAGATTGGGCAACGACTTTCTTGGCATCGTACGAAACCCAATCTCCACCAGCGTCCGAACAACTCTATGCCTTGGTTTCCAATGGAATCGTAACTGCAATCGTTCCTCCTGATACCAATGTCGAAGATGCGGTCAATGACAAGATCTTGCCGTTACCTGATGGAATTGTGGTCGGCGCTTCATGGACTCAAATAGGGGGATTTGTTAATCCATGAGCGCGATCTTTCTTAAAAGCGATGTAGAGCCAACATCTACTCTCGCGCAAATTGAAGCCTTTGTTGAGGTCTTTCTTACCATTTACTCTCCGACAACTCGCGTAGATACAACCGCACAACCCGGGGACGACATCATCAACATCACCGAACATAACGCTCATGTCGGCGCTGGCGGTTATCACATCAACCTCAACGGGGTTGCTATCGCTTACATCAAGCCCTCAGCTCGCGGAAGGCTTTGGGGAACTTACATTCCTGAGCGTTGGTCTGCTCCTATCTATGCGACTGTCCTTGGCAAGAGAATCATCATTAAACCTTCCAAATTGACGACTCCTGCCGTCTATACGCCCGGCCTCATTTCCGACCTATGCCATGAAATCGCAGAATGCCTTGCCGATGGCGATGTTGAAACTTATCTCGGACCGGACAGAAACGGATTTCAAGTCCTCTATGAGCCTTGCGATTGGGTGGAAGGTACTTATTTCGTTCGCACTATCAACGGGATTACTGCGGTGCTTCCAAATGTGGCTCTACGGGCTTTTGGCGACCTTTCCAACAAGCAAGGACCTTATGACCTCATGGGCTTGGTAAAGGCTCCTTGGGGCTATACAGGACCTACTGCCGAGGCATGGGGCTATGACCC